GTTCGGATGTCATTATGGGATAATTCAAACACTTTTTTAAACATGTCTCCCATTTTCTCACCTTCCTTTTGTTCATTTTTAGTATGTAATGCTTGAGCAACTAAACGTGTAAGTTTAGATACATCATAGGCAGGAACAACTTTGTCGTGTTCACCACGATTTTCTGAATTCAAGACGCAGTGACCATCATAAACATAACTAAGTATTTCCTCCACTCCGTCTTCAACTTTATAACTGTCGTATAGAATTTCCATACTTGATACGACATCAATTCCTTCATTAACCCACTCTTGTAACAATCCAATAGGGTTTGGGAAACGAGTAGCCCACAAAACTCCTTTTCCAGCTACAACTTCAATCTCTTCACCATTTTCATCTTCTATAGTTTTGATATAGGCAGGTTCAGTAAATACACCTATAGGAACAGTCCGTAACTCTACATAAGGATCACCAGAACCTCTTAGTTCACCCAAATACGCTTCATGATCTCCAAGAGCATCGTCACCTTCACCAATATCAGATTCATCGTAATATCTAGCAACGATAGGAGTATCTTTTAAAGTGTGGAGTGTCTTTTCTGCGGTTTCCTTAGATATAAAAGAATTGTTTAACGAAACACGAAAATCATGTAATATAAATTCGCAATCTTTTTTCGTAGGGTTTTCTTCATCGTCATAAATTGCGTTCAACTGAATATCAAACAATGAGCGTTTTTTCTCCAATTTAATTCACCTCCTTACGTATCATTTTTATCACCTGACCTTGTAGCTTCACCTTCATCAGTTAAATCCTCTTGTTCGGGCGAACCGCCTTCCTCATCTCCACTGGTCGTATGACTTGATTTATAAGGTTTGATGCGTTCTTGAAGTTTAAGTTGTTCGGTCTCATGTAATGTTTGTTCTAAATAAGAGTCCCAATGAATTCCATCAATATTGTCAATAACAGCCTTGATAGACCAACCTTTATCGTTTAATTTGGTAAGGGCGTCAATTTTCTCTTTCATACTTAATGGTTGAGTTTTGTCATACTCTATATAGTAGTTATCTTCTTGATTATTAGGGAGGAGAAGGTTAATCATTTTTTGATAGACCTCAACTTCGACTTGCTCTAATAGAACACCGATACGCTTATAAAAAACGTCTAGGTTAATTTTAGATGAAGCATGATTACCTCCGTCACCGTTGGAAATTGCACCACCTAAACCTAAACTTGTCTGAATGTCACTATTTAAGTTGTCGTATTTACCACCGTCAAGTCCGTCAGTTTTAACATCAGGGAAATCAAGACTTGCATACTCAGGTATAGCAACAACAGGAACTCCACCTTTAGAATTTTCCTGCAATGCCTTTTTAACACCGCCATGAACCTTTTGTTTAACACCTTTACCTAAATTCATGTTGGCATATTTACCTTCTAATTTATCACTACCAATAGTTAATACTGCGATAGCATTAATAATTCTGTTAGCAATTGACTGTTCTACATTTTTCATTTTTCTTTTATGTAAAACATCAAATAGGGAGGGGTTTGCCCATGCACCACCAATAGATTGATTGCGTTTAAGTTTATGAGTGTTGATTACAAATGTTCTATCTGTAGGCAATTCAATATACTTGTCTTCTTTTGAACGTGACTTTTTATATTTGTCATATTGTTCTCTTGTGACATACGGATATAAGTTGTCAAATATAGCTTGTTTGTAGAAGTCTTCAAATTGATCTATATACTCCAAATCAAATTGAACAACCCAGTCAAATCCACGTCTATAAGGGGCAAAAATATATTCCATATCATCAAATATGTAAGGGAATAATTTATTTTTGTTACCTAACCAAATACCAATAAGTATGCCTGAGCTACCAGTTTGTTTAAGTACATCTCTTGTTAATAAACGATGTTTAACTTTGTGCATATGTTTATTAATTTGAGATATGTACTTGTTATGATTTTTAGGTTTATCAATTTTGTCGTGACTATCAACTTTATAATTTAAAGTAGGGAGGGATTCTAATAATTCATACATCATATGCACTTCGCCAGAAGAAAGGTAAAAGTACTCATTAATATTAGCGAGAATCTTTTGGTTTTCATCTGGATTATTAAAATATTCCTTTAAATCTTCGGGTTTAATATCTTTTAGGATGCCTTCTTGCCACATTTGAGCAGTAAACCCATCTATAAAGGTATTCATAAATTGTTGATAGTCATTGAGTTGACGTTCCGTTTCTATTTCAGTTTGATTATTTTCTTCGGTCAAATTTTTATCCTCCCTTCATATTAGAAGTAGATTATATCGTCATCGGGGTCTTCTTCGACTTCTTCAACGTTGTCCATAAATAAATCAATGTAATACAATCCGTATATTGTGGCAGACCATCTATCCTTATCTACACGTTTTACCACAGGTTCAACAGTAATGGAATTTTGTGTTTCTTTAAGACGTAAGTTAGAAACCTCATCAATAAGAAATTGGTATTGCATTACTGCTTGTTCAACCATTGATTTATCTAGGTCTTTAGGTATGTTGTTTTTAACGTCCTCAAACGGCTTAACAAGTTTTAATTTATTAGATTCCACATAATCAATAAATGTACGAATAATATCACCGTTAATACCTTGTGATTTTAAGGCATACACAATAGCAGGGGAGTTAGGTATTTCAGGTTTTTGATCAGTATTGATAGTAGCCCAACATCCTAACTCCTCATTGGTTTCAGGATCAGTCGCATCTTCTAATAACTCATCAACCAAACCTTGACCTACTACGTTGGCATCAATAACAACTGCCTTAACTCGTGACTTGTTGATATTCATATCTCCACCAAATTTATAAAAAGTTCTTTTAACTGCTAATGCTTGCTCCTTGTAATTCAATCCATTTGGGGGAGTCTCTATATTTACAATACGAACCTGTTTAATTCTTCCCTTTGCGTTTCTAACAATCTTTAAGACAACTATGGCACTTTTGTTGTTAGAATTAGATGCTGAACGTGCAACGTCAACCGCAATCACATATTCACTTGTTTCAGGGTTTTTACGCTTATCTTTAGGTATTTCAAATTCAGGCATACTCAACGTCCGTTGTTTCATCAATTTACTTACATTAATTAACCCGCCATTTGAAACACCAATCCAGTCGCAGAGATAATTCTGGCGAAACCTTACTGAATTACCTTGCCTAGCCTTATTGATTGTTGATATTTTCTGTCTTCCAAAATGAACAGGAATTCTCCAATCAGAACCAAATACAAAAGACCCTTTTAAGTCGGTCATTTCTTTGGTCATTGTTAAAATCTTTTCATATTCATCACTAGACTTATAACCAGAAGTAGTAAATCGGTTAATGCTTCCGTTAAGTTCAGTGGGATCTACTTCATTTTCGTTACCTAAAGTTGTTCTTGGTATGTTAAAGATCGGTTCAATAGCATCTTCATACAAATCTTTGTCAATTAAAGCTGATTCCTCCAAAGAACCACGTCTTCTACGTAAACCTTTACTTGATTGAGCGTTGGCTAAGTTATCAACTACCGCACCATTTTGAAATTCAACACGACCACTATCCTTCGCAAAGCTCGCACTTTTAATCTCATCTTTCATTGAAGGGTAAAACCTTGTGATTTCCTCGTGTTTCTCCTTCCAAATCTTAACAGCCGACTCCTTAGTAGATGCCGTTATTGCGATGGTGACATTCGGATGCCACACGGCTGCGTGATAAACAGCCATAATCTGAATAAGTGTTTTTGAACCTCCACGAGGGATACAAAAGTAACTAGAAGGAAATCTTGCTAATGCTCTAATCATTACACGTTGGTACAAATCTAAGTTAATTCCACCAATTTCGGGTTTGATCATGTCATAGAAGATATCTGGGTAGAACTTCATAAAAGAAATAAACTCAGACCATTTATGAATATTCTTATCCAACTTTGAGTCGGGTGAGTTAGATACTGGAGTATAAAACTCTGGTTCAAAAACATCGTAACGATCTTTAGTATGTTTGGCTGATTTACTTTGATGATTTTGATTAGATGTCATTAAGAATCATCCTCTTCGTAAAGAGGTTCTTTGTAAATATGAGCAAGGTCTCTGAACGTTGATTCTCGTTTTTTGATAAATTCTTGTTTTTCTTCTTCAGTGAAGCCTTTTTGCTTACAGTGTTCATCAATCATTTCATCATAAAAATTCCACACATCTCTATAAGAGACCTGTGGCTTATCTTCTAATCTTCTATTGTAGTTGATCGTTGACCACATAATCAAATCAACATCATCGTAAGGTTGTTCTAAGACTTTGGGTAGGAGAGGAATAACACTTTGCTTAGTTTCAACTGCTTCACCTAATTGTGTCATTAGGTCAACTCCACCGCTGATATCCGATTTGCTTAATTGGGATACATTTAGTTTAGCTGCTTGTGCTGCTTTATCAGCTAATTGACCCCATTCTTTAGCTTCTTTAGACTCGCCTCTAGCAGTAGCCATTTCTTCTTTTACTCGATATCTTATGTAAGTAATTAACCCTTCACTGTGCATTGAAGTTTGCTCTGTGTAGTTCTTTGTCAACTTCTTATATTTACGTTCGAATGCTTGGTATTCCTCTTCTGTGTATCCAACACCGTACTTTTCTTTAATTTCTTCTGTAATTTTAAATTTACCATTCTGTTTGACTTTTTCATTAAACCCTTGATTATCCCCTTCTTCAAAAATACTGTCTGCGTATGTGTCGTATTTATTGTTGAAATTTATATTTTTGAGGTAAGTCCCAAGAGTGTCCTTTTTATCTTCAATTGCATCTTGCCACATATCAGCCCTATAAGGTTTATCAATAACCCTTAAGACTTCTTTTACGGTTACGGGATTATCTTCTGTAAGTTCATTTTTTAAACAATTTTTGCAGTATGGCATTTTACCATCTGAATGCCATGAATTATAACTATTATAAAACCCATTATCTTTATTCTTATCTTTGAGACACTTTAAACAAAGTTTCATCTCTTTTTCTTTATTCTTGCGATTACCACTCAATCTAAAGCACCTCCTATATAAATTGAGTATTTTTCAATATAAAAAGATTCTTTTAAGTGGAAGTTATCCGTCAGCGTAAAAGCAGTAACAGATAACAGTCCTATAAAAGAATCTATAAAAGGGGAGAGTATATGT